CGGCGGCGGCGCATCGGAGAACGTCTCGGTGTTCCTGGTGCGCATGCGGAAGAAATTGCGGCCGCACGGCATCGAAATCCGCAACCGGCACGGCGAGGGCTACTTCCTGCCGCCCGAGTCGCTGGCGCGGCTGCGGCAGCTGGCGGGGACGGGAAGCCGGAAGCCGGAAGGAGTGGAAGCCGGAATTCCGAGTTCCGATTTCCGGCTTCCCTGAAAACGAGGACAAGGACATGGCCTATCGCGGCCCCACCATCGGCAAGGACGGCAGCATCGCGCCCGCCAAGGCCTGGTGCGATGAATGCGGCGACGATGTGCCGATCTCACGTGCGTTTCGCAAACGGCCGGGTCTGGGGCAGGTGCTGGCGCCCGCCGGCCGCTGTCTGTGCGACGCCTGCCAGCACGAGGCGCTGCGCATCCATCTGGCGCTCAAGACCCAGCAAACCACCACCGAAAGGAACCCATCATGAGCTTCGATCTGCGCAAGCCGAGCTACGACGACGACGCTTTCGATGAATGCGAGCCCGGCTGCCCGATCTGCGCCGCCGAGCGCCACCAGCTGATCGAGTGGCAGGTGTGGCTGGGGCTGCTGGCGATGGGCTCGGTTTCGGTGTTCCTCGGGGTGGCGGCGGCGGCGCTGTTCGTGCGGGTGCTGGCGCATGTCTGAGGCGGCGGCACCGAAGGGGCTGACGCTCGGCGAGCTGCGGGCCGCCGGCCGCAAGCTGCACGCCTACTGCACCGACGACTGCGGCCACGAGCGCGACCTCGATCTGGCAAGGATCGCGCTGCCCGCAAACCTTGCCGTCGCCGAGGCCGGCGGCCGGCTCAAGTGCCGCGAGTGCGGCGGCAAGCGCATCTACACGCTGCCGGCTGACGGGGAGGCGGAAGCCGGAACTCGGAAGCCGGAAGCTGGAAAAGCGAAATAGGGGGTAGACCGGCGATGCGTGTGCACAATATCGTGCTGACGGCCAAGCAGCTGGCGGCGCTGCGCTTCATGGTCGAGAAAAGCGCCTACGGGCAGCCGTTTCCCGATGCGCAAACCACCGTTCAGGCGGCCCGCATCCGCAACCCGGAGACCTATGCCGACATCCTGCGGCGGCTGCTCAAATCCGGGCTCATCGAGGAAAGCAAGCTCGCCTCCGGCGGCTACGTCGTCACCGAGGCCGGCAAGAAGCTGGCGGTGGCGGGATGAGCGTCAGCATCATCAACGCAGATGTCATGGACGGCCTGGCGCGGCTCCCCGATGGCTCTGTGCACACGGTGGTGACGAGCCCGCCCTACTGGGGGTTGCGGGATTATCACGCAGCGGGGCAGATCGGGTTGGAGCCGACGTTTGGCGAGCATCTCGCGGTGCTGGTGCGGGTGTTTGCCGAGATCCGGCGGGTGCTGCGGGATGATGGCACGGTGTGGCTAAACTACGGTGATGCCTACGCAGGCTCCTGGGGGGCACAGTCTCGCGGTGATGATTATCCTGGCCGTCTCGAAGGCGGCTCGACACTGAGCGCGCGGCAGATTAGGGCGCATCCGCAGGGACAGTCCGGAACCGGCTCATTGAAGCGGACTCCTGGTCTCAAGCCAAAGGATCTGATGCTGATGCCGGAGCGGCTTGCCATTGCCCTGCAAGAAGACGGCTGGTGGATCAGATCGCGCATCATCTGGGCCAAGCCCAATCCTATGCCGGAAAGTGTCACAGACCGGCCGACCAAATCCCACGAGCACATCTGGTTGCTCTCCAAAAGCGAGCGGTATTACTACGATGCCGAAGCGATCCGCGAGCGTGCTGATAGCCAGCCATCCAAGATGCCGGACGGCTGGGATACAGGCCCCGGCGCGCACGGCAGCCGCCACCGCAACGGCCGCCAGAAGGGCGCCAGCATCAGCATCGGCGCAAAAGGCAATGCCAACGGTTTCCGCGGCGGCTCCTATGTCAACGGCGAGGCCGGGCCGAGAACGAGAACCGGCAACATCAAGGCAGGCAAAAACGAGACTGAACCGGAACATAGGACACGCTCAGGCTTCAACGCGCGCTGGGATGATGCCGAGGCGGCCAACGCGATCCCGCCCTCCCGCAATTGCCGGGACGTATGGACGATCGCGGCGGCACCGTTCCGCGAGGCGCATTTTGCAACGTTCCCGCCCGAGATCGCCGCGCGCTGCATAAAGGCCGGTTCAAGCGAGAAGGGCTGCTGCGCCGCGTGTGGGACGCCGCTGGTGCGCCAGGTCGACATCACGACTGGATGGTCGGCATCATGTGGGTGCGCTAAGACAATTGTTCCATGTACCGTGCTCGATCCGTTTCTCGGCGCTGGCACCACGGCCATGGTTGCGGACCGCATGCAACGCCATGTCATCGGCATCGAGATTAATCCGGACTACGTGGCGATGTCGAACGAACGCATCACCCGCGACCGGGGCGGCCTCATCGAGATCATGGAGTCCGCCCCATGACACCGCGCGCGCCCTGGTATCCGATCAGCGCCATGACCCGCGCCAAGACGCTCGTCCGCGTGCGCTGGGCGTGGTGGCAGGGGGAAGCCCTGCTGCTGGCCAACCCCGGCAAGCCCCGGCAATGGCTGATGCCGGTGGGGGAGCCGGGGGCGCGCCGGCTGGTGCCGCTGCCGCCGCGCAACGTTCGTGTGTTCTGGCATGCGCATATGGGCGAGACGCTGACGGTCGGCGAGGATTGGCTCGAGCGCAACGGCTGGGGGCCCGAGCCACATCTGTGGCAGCCGGTCGGGGCATGGCCTGAGCCGCTACCCGCGCCAGTCGCCACGGTCGGCGAGAAGCCCCGCTTCGTCTCGATCGGCGGCATGCGGTTTTCCGCCACCGAGGCCGCCGCCGAGATGGAGGCCGAGCGCGAGGAAGCCCGCCGGGCCCCCAGGGAGGCGCGCGAGGCGATCGAGCTGCCGTGGTGGCGGGATGCAACGCAGCTCACCTATTCGCCGGCCGGATCAATCGGGTTGCGGGAAGCGGAAGGACGGGTGATGCGGGCGCTGTATTTCCTCGGCGGCGGAGAAGCCTGGGAGATCGCGGCGGGGAGCAACGCCGGCGTGCTGGCGGACCTGAAGCACGCCGCCGAGGTCGCCTCTGGCGATGCCACCGAGGACTACATCCCGCGCTTCGAGGCTGGGCCGGCCGATACCCCGGACCGGCTGCTCATGGCCATGCGCTGGGTGTGCGAGATGCGGCTCGATCCGGCCTGCGACGGGCAGCGCCGCTACCGCGTGCTCGACGCCCGCGCCCGCAACGTGCCGGTGACGTTCGCGGCGATCGGCGAGGCGTTCGGCCTCAGCCGCCCGCGCGCCCGCCAGATTTACACGGCCGCCATCGCCCGCATCGCCGTCATCGCCAACGCCGGCACGCCGCTGATCGATGCGCGGGTCGCCGCCATCCAGACGGACAACCGCCGTGCCAGAAACCGGTGAGCTACGCGACAATAGAGCATCTGCAACCATTGGAGGGGACATGACCACGATAGCAACCGACGGACGGCACATCGCCGCCGATTCGCGCGTCTCGCGGGGCTGGGAGATCACTGAGGGCGGGGTTGAGAAGATCGTGCGCTTCGATGATGGATGGGTGATGGCTGTCGCCGGGCGCGGCGCCATGAAGCATTGCCTGACGGAGTGGATCAGGGCGGGCGCGGCACCGGAAAAGTGCCCGAAAGGCGGGCCGGAGGTGACGTGGAGCGTGCTCGCGGTCGATCCCGACCGGAAATTCTGGCTCTATACGCACGATGCGCCCTACCGGGAACGGATCGGCAGCTTCCCGTTCACGCTCGGCTCGGGGGCCGACTTTGCCCGTGGCGCGATGCTGGCCGGCGCCGACGTCAGGCGCGCCATCGAGATCGCCGCACACTGCGACTGCCACACCGGCGGCGATATCCAGGTCGTCGATGTGCAGGCAAGTTGCGCGGCATTGACCGCGGCCAACGAGGCGTTGGCGGCATGAGCAGCACCATCGAGGAGGAGATGGCGGCGATCATCGCGCGGGTGCCGCCGCGCCCGCCGGATGCGCCGATCCAGACCCGCGAGCGCTGGCCGAAGGCCAAGCTCGCGGCGTTCGCAAAGCTCGATCCGCACGCGCTGTGCCTGATCGCCACCGACGGCCCGGTGTCGCTGGTGGCCGAGGACGGTCTGCTCGGCACCCGCACCAAATTCGGCGGCAACCGCGGCGTGTGGCCCTGGCGCATCTCGCTCTCGGCCAGCTGGAAGGATACGTTGACAGCCGCCTGGAACAAGAGCCCGTTCGTGTGGTGCGGGGTGCAGATCAGGGTGTGGCTCGCCTCCGATGCGCATGCAAGACAACTGTCGGTCGCGGTTGCCGAGCGCATGGCGCAGATGGCACCCTCCGCCTATCCAGGCTGGCGCGAGCTGATGGAGCCGATGGCGGGGGAGTACGATCCGCCGCAAGGGGTATCGCTGCTCAACGGCTTCACGGACCTTGGTGCCGATCTCGACGTGCCGATGCTCGAGATGGAGATCCACAACATGGCCCGGCGCATGGGGCTGACGGTCTGGGACGACGACGGTTTGAGCCGGCATCTGGACCGGATGGCTGCGTTCAAAAAGGAGGGATAAAAAAATTTACTCACCCCCCTATCCGGTTAAGGCAAATCAGGGTATCGAATACGTCATCGTCGCGAGACGTGTGAAAGATCAAGCCCGGCCGCAATCGCGCTGCCGGGTTTTTTCGTTCGTCGAACCCGATAACGGGCAGCCAAAACAGGAGCGAACGGCCCCGGCCCGCTCCATCAAGCCGCGCACGCGGCTCCTGGCACAGCGCGTGGGTTCGAAAAACCTCAGCACGGAGATCGCGCCGCATGACGGCCATCGTCGCGCGTATCGAGGGTGACGGCATCGCCCGCATCCGCCACGCGATCGGGATACTGGCCAGCCCGCGTAAGATGGTCGGCCTGGCACGTGCGCTGAACCACACGGGTCAGAAGGTGCATACCGAGGTGCGCCGCAGGATTGCACAACGCACCAGTGCGCCGGTGCGGGCCATTACTCAGTACGGTGCGCTCAAGACCGTGCGGGCAACGGCCGGCGCGCTCGAGTTCCAGATCAGGTCCACGGGCAAGGGCATACCGCTCAAGGTGTTCGCTGCCGAGCAGGGACCCAAGGGTGTACGCGTCACGGCCTGGGGCAAGCGCTACCTCATTCCGCATGCATTCATGGTGGCCTCCATGGGTGGCCATGTGTTCTGGCGGACCAGCCGATCGCGGTTGCCTATCCGCAAGCCGACCGGCCCATCGATCCCCAAGGAGCTCGTCAAGCAGTACGTCGAGCAGGCCATGAACCAGATCGTGAGCCGCGATCTGCCGCCGCGCCTCGAGCACGAGATACGTGTCATGACTGAGGGCATCGTGTCCTAGCCTGGCGGGGTGACCGAGCCGAGGCCCACCCCCCCTTTGGGTCCTTCCCAGCCACCCTCCTTTTTGCTGCGGCGCTGAAGACCCCGCCATTCAGGAGTTTTTGGGCTTCGAAAAAGCTCACTTGCGCTTGCGACACGCTGGTTTTTCGGGGGTTTTCGTGGCTCTTCGTCGCAAACGCAAGAAGGCCGCCACAATTCGCGACGAAAAATCCGGAACGCCTGAGCCGGCCGCGACGTCCTGCGACATGCCGATCGTCGTCAAAGAATCGTTTCTCGCCAATGCGTTAAGTCCCGACGCACCTTTCACCGGAAGCTGGCTGCGAGAACTCGCTGGCAAGGGCTATCTGATCAAGCTCGGGCACGGCAAATGGGACCTGGTGCGGTCGTTCCAGGGGTATTTGCGGTTCACTCGCGACACGCAAGTGAAGGCCATCGCCGAGGCGACGCCCGAGCGCGCCGATTATGATTTCGAGCGTGCGCGTAAGCTGAAGCTCGAAAACGACACCTCGGAACACCTGCTGATCGAGACCCCGGACGCCATCGCCACCGTCGATTACATCGTCGGAGAACTCATCACCGAGCTAGCCGGAATTCCGGCGCGCGTTTCCGAGGACGTGGCTGTGCGCCGCCGCGTGGAGCATGAAATCGACCAGGTTCGCAACGCGCTCGCTGCCCGGTTCGCAAAAGCCGCCGCCGCTCTTGAGGCGGGCCGCGACCCTTTTGCAGACGACGGAGAAAACCTCCCCGGACGAATGGGCGCGCCGTAACCGGGTCTACAAGGCCTCGGCCGACCGGCCTGGCCCGCGAGACCCCGCGTTCACGCCGTATGTCGTCCCGTTCCTGCGCGCGTTCGACGACACCAAATACGAGACGCTGGTGTTCGTTTGCGGCTCGCAGATGGGCAAGACGGACGCGATCCTCGATGTCATCGGCTGGAATCTCGACCAGCGGCCGTCGCCGATGCTGTACGTCGGCCCCTCCAAGGACTTCCTGAACCTCGAGATCGAGCCGCGCATCATGGACCTTCTGACAGGTCCCAAGCGGCTCGCCGAGCGGCTTGCAACCGGCAAGCGGATGACGCGCTACCGCAAGCTGGTCGGCGGTGTGCCGCTGCGCCTCGCCTGGGCGGGATCGGCATCGGCGATTGCTGCCATGGCCGCCAAGATCGCGCTGGTCGACGAGCTCGACCGCATGGGAGCCGACGTCAAGGGCGAGGGTGACCCATTCACGCTCACCGAGGCGCGAGGTTTCTCTTACCGCGACCGCAAGCGCGCGGCCATATCGACGCCGCTGCGTGGTGCCGTCGATTGCGTGCTCGACGAGTTGTCCGGCCTGGAGTTCTGGAAACCGATGCCGGCCGAGGACGTCGAAAGCCCGATTTGGCGGCTGTTCCAGTCCGGCACGATGCATCATTGGGCCTGGCCGTGTCCCTACTGCGATGATTATTTTGTTCCCCGCTTCAAAACGCTGGTGATCCCTGAGAATGCCAGCCCCGGCCGCGCCAAGCGCGAGGCGTGCATCGGCTGCCCGCGCTGCGGCGGCGTGATCGAGGAGGCGCACAAGCGCGTCATGAACGAGCGCGGCCGGTTCGTCGCGCCCGGCCAGACCGTAGCACCGGACGGCACCGTCAGCGGTCAGCCCGCCGACACCAACGCGTTGACCTTCTGGGTGTCCGGGCTCGCTTCGCCGTTCGTGACGATCGGCGAGCGTGCCGCCGCCTACGTCGAGGCGAAGCTCTCCGGCAGCCAGGAGAAGCTGCAGGGCGTCATCAATACCGGGTTCGGCGAGCTGTTCGTGCCGGGCGGCGGCGATGTGCCGGAATGGCAGCAGGTCGCGGCGCTGAAACAGAGCTATGCACGCGGTGAGTTGCCGAAGGGCGTGCGGATTCTCACCTGCGCCGTCGACGTGCAGAAAACCCGCCTCTACTACGTGATCCGGGGCTGGGGGGTGGCGGCTACGAGCTGGCTCGTCGACTACGGCGAGCTGATCGGCCTCACCCACGAGGATGACGTCTGGGACGAGCTGGCCCAACTGATCACCGAGCCAATCGGTGACCTCGCACTTCGTAAGGTGTTCGTCGACTCCGGTTTCCGGCCTGGTCGTCCCGATGCCGTCCCGATGCACAAAGTCTATCAGTTCGCTCGCCGTTTCCCGCGCCTAGTCTCGCCGACCAAGGGCCGCGCGACGCAGGACAAGCCGATCCGTGTCTCAACAATCGAGGTCAGAGACGACGGCACCACACGTCCCTACGGGCTCGACCTGGTGCTGCTCGACACCGACCACTGGAAATCGACGGTGCACGAGCGCGTGAAATGGCCGCTCGGCGCTCCGGGTGCCTGGATGCTGCCGGCCGACACCGACGAGAGCTACTGCAAGCAGATCGTGTCGGAGGCGCGCATCAAGACGCCTTCGGGAACCCCGCAATGGGTCGCGCGCAGCCGGGACAACCACTACCTCGATTGCGAGGCGATGGCCGCCGCCGCCGGCTGGCAGATCGGCGTGCATCGCATCCGCCCGCGAACCGACGACGATCCGCCAGCTGACCGGGATGATGCGACGCAGCCACATATGTCTCTAGTCGTGCGGAAAGCGCCCACGACGCCCGCTCCTGAAATTGCCGACCAACCTGCTCCAGCCAAAGCCAAGTCTGTGACCAAACATAGGCCGAGATTGGACCCTGCTACTGTCGCAAGGATGTTCCGAAGATGAGCAAGAAGCGGGTGCCAAAAGCCGAGGTCGCGGCGCGGTTCGAAAAGGAGATCGGATACAAGCCGTCCGCAAGAATGACGGTCGCCAAAATGCAGGCAGCATTGGCTCGGAGTGAGGCCCTAATAATCTCGACACGTCAAACAGACGTGCGAGTCGATCGGATAAAGGATGCGTGGGTCAGGGTCACGGATCATCCGAAACCGCCCGCGCCGGTCGAGCCGAGCGTCGCAAGGCTCCCTCTGCCCACACCCACTCCCACTACGGCGCCGAGTACAAGCCTCGCCAAGGCCGGCTCGTTTGCTCGCGCTCACATCGGCACTGGCATGGTTGCGGCTGGCGTGCTCGGGTCCGGCATTCGTGGTTACAAGGATGCCAAGGACCGAGGTGCTTCCGAGACCAGGGCGCGATTTGAAGGGTTCGCTGCCGCCACCGAGGCGGAGGCCGTGACGCTTGGCGTGAATTTTGCGGGCCTGCACTCGAGCGCGGCGGGGAGGCCATGGTGCGCGGCGGCGTTGCGGCCATGAAATTAGGTGCAGAGTCGGCGAGTTTGTTGGGCGCAGTCTCCCCAATTATCAACGCCATTCCGGTTGCCGTGTTCACAGGAGGCGCTGCCACCGCTGGCATCGGCAAGGTCGCGCAAGTCGCGGGCCGCATCGCCAGCCGCGGCCTTCTCCCCGCAGCCGCCGCTTACGGGGCCTTTTCGCATCGCAGCGAAGGCGCCGCTGGCATGGTACGGGGAGCCATCAATCAGGTCGATCCGACAGCTGTCTTCACCGGACACGGCCTTGCCGAGAAGGCCATCGATACCGCTGGCAAATCTCTCGGGTTCCTGAATCCCACTGCCAAGGCCCGCTCGGATCGCGCGGCCGCGGCGCCGGCGCCCAACGGCTCTGGCTCGGCATCGCTCAGTCCTGCCAATCGCAGCGGATATACGACGAAGGACGGCCGCAGCGTCGAGGCGACGGACGCACAGGCCAGGGCCTGGCAGGCGCGCCGGAAGGACTGATTTATCATGCGCGACGTTGCTCGGGCCGAGCGGGTACTCGACCGCGCCGCGCGCATGCGCCAGTTCCGGCCGGGCATCGTCGACTGGAATCCGCGCGATCCGCAGATGCGCACGCCGGGCCGGACGTCTGCGCCGTTCGATGTCACCAAGCAGAAATACAGCAGTGTCGGCGTCGAGCCTGTGCCGATCGACAAGATTCGCAGCCTGCAATCGACCATCTCGCTTGCCGCAGCCAAGGACAAGCTGCGCAATCCGGTGTCCGACACCGGCAAGCCGCCGCAGCTCATTCGCCACAACGGTCTATACTACACGAGTGACGGCAATCATCGCATCGTTGCCGCGCGCGCTCTTGGCCAGAAGAGTATCCAGGCGCAGGTGATCGAGGTTCGGGGGGGTGTCCCGGTTGCGTCCCCGTCCCTGAGTGCCCGTGCCGGCGGGGCGCTCACCAAGGCCGTAGGCGTCGGATCGGTCGCAAGCATCGGTGCCGCCGCTGCGATCGCCTACCGAGATGCCAAGGCTGGCGGCGCCTCGCACGATGTCGCGATGGGAAACGCACAGGTTGCCGCCGCGCAACAGGCCGCCACGCCGCTCGTGGTCGGCTCTGCTCTGGCCGCCGCCGCCAAGTACGGCCCGGGATTCGCAAAAATCGCCGCCATGGCCGTGGCCCGTGTTGCGCTGCCGGTGTCGGCTGCAGCTACCGCC